GGAGAAGCGGATAACGTCGTACTGTTCACGGACCTGAGTGCCGCGGCAGATAACGATATGCGAATTAATCCAGATGATATGCACAGAGTTTTCTATGTAGGGGTAACGCGTACCCGACAGAACTTGTATATTGTTGAACCTGAAGACGCGACAAGGAGCTACGATCTATGAATTGTTGGCAATGTAATAATGAATTAATTTGGGGCGGCGACGAAGATTGTGAAATGTTAGATGACACAACGGGTGACGATCATACGATCGTTACTAATCTGTCGTGCCCTAAATGCGAAAGCTTTGTATTAGTTTATCACTCAAAGGAGAAAATAAGTGAAGAAAATGACATGGGATGAATGGAAAGCGCACGAACAATCTAAACGTGCCCAAGAAAAAGACCCTAAAAGAACGGTCAAATTCGAATACGATAAAGAAAATGGTGAAATGGTTCACTGTGGTGATGTAGATCAGGTGAAACATTAATGAAACGCAATGAATTATTAAATAAAGCAGAAAACTTAATCACTGGTGATCGAGCAAAAGATTACGGTGATGCTTATGAAAACCATGCGCGTATTGCGGACGGTTGGAATATTATTATGAACGGAGCTTTAAAGAGCCACGGCTTTTTAACTCCGTCACACGTAACCCTAATGATGGACTGGGTAAAAACGAGTAGGCTCATCGAAACAATAGACCATGAGGATTCATGGATTGATAAGGCGGGATACACCGCTCTAGGTGCAGAGTTTATCGAAAGAGATGCTCGCCCTGTAAATAAAATTATTGAGGAAATAAAAAATGGCAAATCTACAAATGGCTATGTTCGCTCCAAAGAGTGAGTGGGTTCCACCCCTAGAACTACCCGACATCACAAGTGCCGCTAAAATTGCAATTGACGTCGAAACACGCGACCCAAACCTAAAAAAGAATGGGCCCGGATGGCCTACAGGTGACGGGGAAGTTGTAGGCTATGCCGTGGCTATAGATGGTTGGTCTGGTTACATACCCATCCGCCATTACGGTGGCGGTAATTTAGATGAAAAGATTGTAAACCGTTGGCTCAAGAAAGTGTTTGAGTGTCCCGCCGATAAGATCATGCACAACGCACAATATGATCTGGGTTGGATTAAACGCATGGGATTTACTGTTAATGGACGCATTATTGATACGATGCTTGTAGCGTCGCTCTTAGATGAGAACCGTTTCAGCTACAGTCTGAATGCGTTGGCCTACGAACACTTAGGCAAAACCAAATCAGAGAAAGCGTTGGTTGAAGCCGCACGAGAGTTTGGCGTCGATCCAAAAGCTGAGATGTGGAAAATGCCCGCCATGTATGTCGGACCATACGCAGAAGTTGATGCCGTACTAACATTAGAACTATGGAATTACTTTTCCACAATGTTAGGCAAAGAAGACCTATGGAACATAGCTAACATAGAACTCGATCTCCTACCGTGCCTTGTTGATATGACAATGCGTGGCGTTAGAATAGATGTGAACCGCGTCGAACGGACCAAAGACATGCTTTTAAAGCGTGAAAAAGAAGTCATGAAAGAAATCAAACGCATTACAGGGTCTAGTGTTGAAATCTGGGCGGCACAATCTTTGTCTAAAGCGTTCGATAAATTAGATATAACTTATCCAAAAACAGAAAAAGGCGCTCCATCGTTCACGAAACAGTTTTTAAATGAACATGCGCATCCTGTTTCTAAGTTAATTGTTGAAGCTCGTAACCTGAACAAAACATCTGGTACGTTTATAAATACAATCATAAAACATTGTAGAGCTGATGGACGCATACATTCGCATATAAATCAGATTAGATCAGATGATGGGGGAACAGTTAGCGGTAGAATTTCAATGTCCAACCCAAATCTGCAACAAATTCCGGCCCGCGATCCAGAGCTAGGACCTATGATCCGCAGTTTATTCCTACCAGAAGAAGGTGAACAGTGGGCGGCCATCGATTACTCGCAACAAGAACCACGCATTTTGGTTCACTACGCACATGTATATGGCAAAACACGCGGTATTCCGCTCGAAGGTGCGGCCGAGTTTGTCGAAGCATACAACACGGACCCCGCAACAGACTTCCATACCATGGTTGCGGAGATGACAAACATCCCTCGTAAGCAAGCAAAGACAATTAATCTCGCGCTGATGTATGGCATGGGTGTAAATAAAATGGCTGAAAGCTTAGATATTACAGTCGAAGAAGCCAAAAAACTCGTCAAACAATACCACAACCGCGTTCCGTTCGTTAAGGGACTAATGACAGGTGTAATGAATAGGTTAAACGAAAACTCTTCGGCGGGTGCTTTGCGCTCATTAGGGGGCCGTAAGTGCCGCTTTGACATGTGGGAACCCGATACGTTCGCAATGAACAAAGCCCTGCCTTACAGGGAAGCTGTGTCCACCTACGGGGCCACTACGCGTCTGAAAAGGGCCTACACATATAAAGCGCTGAACAGGTTAATCCAAGCGTCGGCCGCGGACATGACAAAAAAAGCAATGGTGGCACTTTACAAAGAAGGAAAGCTCCCACTTGTGCAAATACACGATGAAATTGCTATGTCTGTGAAAAATGTTGACGAAGCTAATGAAATAGCTAAGATAATGGAGAATGTTCTTCCGTTAGAGGTTCCCAGTAAATGTGATGTTGAAATGGGACCATCTTGGGGCGAGTCCATGTAGTTTTTTTCTGCTCGACAAAACTACTCCTGTGGTTTGTCCTACTTCCCCAGTTCTTACACCCAAGAACTGGGGTTTTTTCTTGCGTTATTGTATATTCTCCTATAATATCGTAGATGTACCGGTGGATCGGAGAGATAAAATGGATACAACACGTTGGAAAAGTGTACTTGTACCACGCGAAGTATACGAAGAAATAAAAAAGCTGTCTAAATCAGAAGGCAGAACAATCGGAGGGCAACTTCGACTGGTTTTTGACTGGTACAAAGACGCTCAAACCGCGGACCACGAGGCTGTAATTGATGACAATGCCGAGTCGCGTTGAAAATCCAATACATCAAAGGTTGATGAAAAATAGGTGCCCTAAATGCGAACAAATACTACAAGTAGTTGAAAAAACAGATGAAAAGCTTGTGAGAAAATGTTCTACATGTCGCCTAACAATCGAAGACGACCCGAAAACAGCAGAATATCCGCGTTAGGTATGCGATTTAGTATTGCTTATCCCATATTTACGTGTATTATCGACCGTGCAGCTTATAACTGCACTCCGTAGTAAAAAAGCCCCCAGTTCGCTTGCCCGCGACTGGGGGCAACTTTTTTGGAGATTAAAATGGCAGACTTTGTAAATGGCCTAATGGCTAAAAAACCCCATGAAAAAGCACCTGATTTTGTTAAGTGTAATCTTAGCATAAAGCGTGTAGACTTACTCGCATGGTTGTCCGATCAAAATGACGATTGGATTAATGTCCAAGTCAAGGAAAGCGGCCGCACTGGAAACTGGTACGCGGAAATTGACACATGGAAACCCAAGGAGGGGTAAATGAAGCGTGTCCTGCTACAAGAAACTGAAGAAGAAATTAGAGATGATTTCTTGTGGTCCATGGAATGTACGCACGATCTTATCCAAGAAATGACTTTAAGTGACATGAATATGGGAGCCGCACTGGGTGGAATGCTTACGCAAACACTCTCGGCTCTCATGGCTTTTGCCCCAGATAATGATACCGCTATGAAGGTGTTATCGTCTTGTATTCACAACGCAACAGTCTCCGTTGAAGAACCCAATACCAAGAAGCAAACACACGGTAGTTCTGACGAAATCCACTAGCACTTGACACGAACGCATAATATCCCATATACTGAGTTCACCTAACTATGGAGATTATTATGACAAAAAGAAAAATGCTCGCAAAAGTTGAAATTTGTGCAAAATATGAAATTAAGGCCTCAAAATTGGAATATCACATCAAAAAAGACTCTTTCCCTAAAGGAGAGATAATCAATGGTATGCGCTACTTTAGCGAAGCCGAACTGGAAAAATACGCTCAAGCTAATAAAGCGTTCAGTAAACCATCCGCCACAGAAATAGGCAAAGCTGAAGCCCTAGATTATGTAAACAATCAGGCGCAACCCGAAACCATGGATTTCATGAATAACGTTTGGAATAACGTGACCCCTGAACCGTGGTACGTTGAGTACCGAAATATGATTATCACAATTGTCGTAGCGGCAGTGTGTGGTTTTGTTTGGGGTATGATGTAATGAGAGCAGTTATTAAATT